AGGCAAGTACCATGTACTTAGCACTAGTGTATAGGGGTTAAAAATAAATGTCAAAGAATTTGATTACGGAAGTTTGGTAACACCTTTTAGAACAGATTTGAGTGCCGCCAATTCTGCAGGTAAATTTGCCAATGCCGCAACTAACGGCGCAAGTTCTCCTGGATTTTTTGCATAGTAGGCATATTGTGTTGACTTTTCTACCAGTGTATACGGATCAACGGTATGAATACCTTGATTGTTTGCCATATTAGTGATTGAAGACATATCTGCTTCTAAGGTGTTTAATGAATGTGCCATCGCTGAGAATCCACCGGCGGCTGCAATTAATGATACTGTTCCCTTTTGTGGAACACTAACATAAAATTCGGCGGCAACTCCGGGGACAACATAATCAACAATAAATGTACCTGGTAAAATTCCTTGGCCAGTTAACAACATACCAGGTCGAGGATCTGCTTGCGCAATCGGAACTGGGGGAGTGCATGTTAATAGCCCGTATCCTCCAGCCATAAAATCAATTGGGCCATCATTATTAGGATATTGTGTTGATATAATAATTGATGTACTAGTATTAACCGTGGCAATTTTTGCTAGGCCACCAAACCAGCCAGTGTTGTCTGCTGGAGCATCTGCTAGATTAGTTAATACCATTCCAGGTTTCATTAATGCTACAGATTGAGGAGGTAATCCCGAAAGTAACGATCCAGATAGTGTTCCAGTAATATGGGCTAGTTGTGATACTGGCTGTACAGGTGTAAAAGTTCCTGCAAGGATATATGTTGTTTCAGATAAATTTTCCAATGCGTTAGAAATTCGTTCTAAGTATGGGGAATAATTAAATGCAACGCCCGAAGTGCCAGTAGTCTGGCCAGTTAAAGTTCCAAAAATTGGAATAGCCGCAGTAACTCCTGCTAAATCGGATCCGGGTACTGTTGGAATAACTGGTCTAAAGTATGGCATAATTTATTTTAGGCTAGCTGAATGCCAGTCGTCTGTTGTATATAACGGTCAGCGGCATCTTTAATTGTAGGTGCAAGAACCATTATAGTATTTTTATTTATAGTAACTTCTGCATCTGGGTCAGTTGTAAATAAGAAGGGAACTAGTCCAATTCCTTTTTCTGTAGCTGTTAAGCATAGAGGTTTAGTTACCCTAACACCTACTACACCGTCTTCTACTAATTTAGCAACAATTTCCTCTCCTGCTGTAGTCTTAATTGTAACTACTTCTCCTGCTGTAATGCCTTTATTAATTAACATGCTTATCCTTTTAATGTATTAAAAAATTCTTCGTCTTTACCTGCTAGGCCTTGATAGCCGCCAGGTAGTAAAACACCGTCTTTAAAAATTTGTGGAACTGATCGTAAACCTAAATCTACTAGTGTTTCACGATGTTCTGGTTGTTCTTCAATATTAATTGTTTTAAATGGAATGTGCTTACTTTCCAATAATGCTTTTGCTCTATCACAAAATGGACAATTATTTTTACTATATATTGTAATCATATGTTTCTCTTATAATGCTGGTAATTCTTCATAATTTAGATTTTCACTCATTATGCCAATGACATAATTTGTACTTTCGTTTTCTTGCAATGCTGTTTGTTTTTTACTAGTATCGCTGTGCTTGTTGAACCAAGGTATTGGTGTTGATTTAGGAAATGGATTATTATATTTAATACCGATATCCTTAAGAGCACTTGCGGCTGTATAGTCTACAAAATCTTTTAGAATGTTAGCGTTTAATCCAATAACTGGGCCTTTGTTAAACAAGTAGTCAGCCCATGCTTTTTCTTCACGTATAACATCCATATATAGATTATATACTTCTTGTTCACATTCTGCTTTTGCTTTGGCAAAACGGCTGTCTTCTTTAACTGATTGGTTGATTAAGTAAGCAGTCCATTCTTTATGTAATAATTCGTCTTGCAGAATCAAACTAATAATGTTGCCGTTGCCAATAAAGATCTTGTTCTCTACCATTGCTAGACTTGTAGCAAACGATACCATAAAGCGGAACGCCTCCAATGCGTATGATGCATTGAGAGCTAACCAAATAGCCTTAATGTGTTCATCTTCACTTACTGCAAAACCATTGTCATTTAATTCTTTACGACAATTTAATCGATGCAGCCAATCATAATACTTGCCAACACTTGACGCCATGTTAACAATTTCAGTTGTGTCATGGATAGTGTTGAACACATCTTTTGGCACATTGTAGATGTTGCGGATAATGTGACTATATGATTTGCTGTGAATGTTTGTTTCAAAGAATCCCCAGTTGTACATAAGAGCTTCAACTTCGGGCAAGCTACACACTGGAGTAAATACCTGCGTTGGCCCACGTCCTTGAAGACTATCTAATGCTGTTTGTCTTAGTAAGTTACTGGTAAAGATATGTTTAACTGCATCGCTTGCATCTTTAAAATCGTTTGCATCTTTAGTTAAACTAATTTCTTCTGGTTGCCAAAAGAAACCACGTGCAGTTGCATCATAGTCTGCAATCTTTTTGTACTTAACTTCTTCAAATCGTTGGATTGTAACTGGGCCTGCTGGGTCTAAGAACATCTTGCGGCTAAGATAGTCAGTGCGTGTACGTAAATTATATTGTGCGTTACTCATTGATATTTTCCTAATTTATATATTGTATCTAATTAATTTACCGTTTTCGTATTCGTCAATTGCTAATTTAATATTATCAAATACTAGCGAATTTTTAAATTCTCCGTCTAAATGATTAGGTCTTCGATCACGATGCATTTTACTAAGATCAGAATCTAACAATGATATGCAAACAAGCGGTGGCCGTATCTCAACTCCGTTAGTCCATCGATAATGGTAATTTACGTTTTCTGGTTTAAAACTTTCATCATTCCATGCTTTGCATTTACCAAACGACCATAGGTGTATAATTTTAGTAGTCTTTGGAAAATTGCTTAAAATGTTTAAATCTATATACTGCATAAGCGCAATATACTCAAGTTCTATTAAATCTGCGTCGTATATATGTTTGTAATACTCTCGAGCAGCCAAGTGTAACTCATCAGTGTCTGTATAATCAATCACAGTATGTGTAATATTTCTTACAGTTCTATGAAATAATCTTCCTGGATTTGTCCATGTAAATATACAAACATCCGGGTATGAGTTTTTTTTAATATACGGATTTAATTGGTTTAATAATAAATCCTGAACTCCAGTACTGCCGTGACCTAAACTAACAATTTTTGCAGAATAATGCTCTTCTAATTTTTTTATATAAGTTTTGTAGTTGTCAAGAAATAATAAATTTCCATATTTTCGACAACAATAACTATCACCAAAAAATCCTATAGTTAGTTTCATAAGATAGCCTTACTCATTATCACCTCTATATTCTATATTAAGACCGCCTTCTTCATCAATCCATACTTTATCAACGTCTGGATCTCTAAGTGCAGATAAAATCATATTTTTAGCTTCTTTTTCAATTGGAACTGATTCGTGTATATTAAATTGCGCTAATAAATCAGCAATCTCTTTGTCAACTGCTATTTCACTTAGCAAGTCAACAGCAGGTTGTATTTCTTCAAACGAATTATTCATAGTTTACATGCCTCACAATCATCTTCATCGTATTCAATTTCAACATAATTTTGTGCAATAGATTGCACAATATCTTCGTCTATGTTTTTACTACCAGCTTTATTAATCAAACTATAATAGAATGTTTTTAAACCCCATATATGGGCCTGCATTAAATTTTTAGCAATCAATGTAGTTGGAACCTTGCGATCTGCAAAGTGTGCTGGATTATAAAATGTGTTAGTACTTATACTTTGATCAACATAGGCAGCTAACACACTGGCTGTTTTTAAATAACCATCACAGTCTTTTTGTTCCCACATCATTTGATATTTGTTTTTTAGTTTAGCATATTCAGGTACAACTTGTGTAAAAGAACCTGCTTTGCTTTCCTTAGTTGAAATAAGCGACATAGGCATTTCAATGCCATTAGTACTGTTAATAACAACACTAGAACTTTCAACAGGAGCAATAGCCATAAGTGTAGCATTTCGAACTCCGTATTGTTTCATATTAGTACGTAGTGTTTCCCAGTCAAGTTCTGGTGTAAAGTCGGCAAGGTCATTTACTCCTTTGGCACGTAATTCCCAAGGGAAAAAGCCTTGCCCATAGCGTGTCTTATTACTATGTGTACACGCCCCGCGTTCTTTGGCTAATTCTACAGTAGCTTCTGTTAGGTAAAATGCCTGATGTTCTATCCAACTCTTTACATCTTGTAGTGCATCTTTGTCGCCATAGCGTAAGCCACGCTTGGCATGCCAGTAGGCTAGATTAGTAACACCAATGCCAAGTGGCTGTATTTCGTCGTTGCTTAGTTTGCTTTGGATTGATAGAAAATCTTGGTAGTCCAATATATTGCAAAGACTACGTTGTAGAATACGGCAAGCCCTACGCATATCTTCTGGATTACGGAAAGCTCCCCAATT